GAGCAGATGCTCATCCAAGTGCGTCAGGCTGTGGACAACAACGGCAAGAAGATCCGTCTTCAGCCGCTGAAGCTGATTGTTGCACCCGGCAACGTCTTCCAAGCAGAAGTCCTGCTCAAGTCTGTGCTTCGTACCGGCACCGCCAACAACGACATCAACCCAGTCAAGTCGATTGGTTTGATGCCCGAGGGCGCCTCGGTACTGAGCCGTTTGACTTCAGCCACCAACTGGTGGGTGCAGACTGACGCGCCAGAAGGCTTGAAGTTGATGATGCGCCGTGGTCTTGAAAAGACTATGGAAGGCGACTTTGAGACTGACTCAATGCGCTACAAGGCGACAGAGCGTTACACGATTTCGTGGACGGATCCTCGCGCAGTGTACGGCACGCCCGGCGTGTAAAGCACAGAGGGGGCGGGGAAACCTTAGCCCCCTTTTTTAAATTAACCCGAGTGGTTCAAGCCACAGGAGTTTAAAATGCCCCAATTTTCAGACGACCTATTCTTAGGTTCAGCCATTACTATTCAGGGTGCGGATGCTTACCCTGCTGTCTCAACATTTACTGGTTCAATTGCTACCACCACGTTGACTGTCACCGCAATGCTTTCTGGTGACCCCATATTTGTGGGTATGTTTATTGACAGCTCAACGTCACTCACCAATGGAACCCGCATTACCGCCTTCGGTACAGGTTCTGGCGGCGTAGGAACTTACACCGTAAGCGCCTCACAGACTGTAGCAAGCTCCACAATCATTGGTTCGGGTAATGCTTTGTTGCAGAACCCATCCACAATGAGCGTAGGTGTCGGACCATTAGGTCGCATTTATGTTTGGGATGCTGTACCACAGGCAAAACTGACAACCAACATCGTTGCCGCTGTCATCACAACTGCCACCACGCTCACGCTTGCAGCAGGTGCTGGTGTTATATCTACTACGATCACTGGCGGTGCCACAGGCTTGCAGCTTGACTGCCCTCGTGCGGTTTCTACAACCACAGGCGCCGGTAGCCCAACTTCTGTCAACATTACTGTTTCTGGTTACGACTACTACGGTCAACCCATGAGCGAAGTCATTGCAACAGGAACAGTGGCATCAACAACTGTCAGCGGTAAAAAAGCCTTCTTCCAAATTGCAAGCGTTGTCTCTTCTGGCGCAAGCGTGGTAACTGTTGCGGTAGGTACAACTGACATCTTGGGTGCGCCGTTACGCATCACTGACAGGGGCTACGTTGCCCGCGCAGGCTGGGACAACACCTTGGCTGAAGATGCTGGCACTATGACTGTTGCCGCTACCTTGACGGCCACCACAACCACGGGCGATGTGAGGGGTACTTATTTACCCTCGTCTGCTTGTGACGGTATCAAGCGTCTTGTGATGGCAATAGCCCTGCCAGCAATTGCGGCAGGCCCGAACGCAACCCGTACTGGCGCTCTCGGCGTCACACAAGCCTAAGGGGTAGATCATGGGTTTCAAGAGCATGAAGAAGATGGAAACAACTGAGCCTTCAGTTGACGAAGTATCTGCCAAGGGCATGAAGTCTAGCGGCAAGACCAAGAAGATGGCCATGGGCGGTGCAATGCCCGCGGCACCTCTAGCGGCTGCTGCAGCACCCATGCCAATGGGTCGTCGCCCTATGCCTTCGCGCCCAGCAATGGGTCGTCCTGCAATGGGTCGTCGCCCTGATCCTCGCGCAGCAATGCTCGAGGCTGCGATGGCTCAGGGCGCAGGTGCTGCTCCGATGATGCGCAAGAAGGGCGGCGAAGTCGAGAGCAAGTCAATGCACGCCAAGGAAGAGCGCCAGATCAAGGGCATCAAGAAGGAGCTGATGTCTCACGAGGGCAAGCCAGCATCCAAGGCTCACAAGGGCTTGGCTGCGGGTGGTATGCCTAAGTACGCAACTGGCGGCGTCGTTCAGAAGTTTGCAACTGGCGGTGTCGTGCAGAAGTACGCGACTGGCGGCGTTGTGCAGGGGTATGCGGATGGTGGTTTTGCTAAGATGGCATGCAAAGACGGCGGCGGCTTCAAGGCGATGAAAAAAGGCAACTGCTAGTAATAAATCGGGGCGGCTAGGGTCGCCCCAACTCAGCCAAGGAATAGCAATGGGTACATATTCGTCAGCAACTCGTCAGGGTGCACACGAGCCATTTGAATTGCAAGTCGCTCGTAATCAAGTTGATGGTCACAAAACTTTGTTTAAATTTGGCATCAACGGCGATGTCGGCACATCCGTAGAAACAGTTTGGGCGCAAGGCGGGACATATGTGTACCCCGCTTCTGCCACGGTAATGAAAATTTCTAGTTCAAGCGCAGACGACACTTCTGCTGGAACTGGAGCAAGAACAATTGCTATTTTTGGTCTTGATGCAGATTACAACGAAATTAGCGAGTCTGTCCTTTTAGATGGGCAAACAGCAGTCAACACTGGCAACAGTTATTTGCGTATTTCTCGTATTTATGTGACCACCGCCGGTTCTGGTGCAACTGCCGCAGGTACTATTTACGCTGGCACAGGCACTGTCACTTCTGGTGTGCCTGCAATTGTTTACGGCATGATTACCCTTACTGCAAACCAAACACAGATGGCGTTTTGGACAGTGCCAGCAGGGTACACACTGTATTTAATGGGAACTTTCTTCACATCTGCAAACTCAACCGCAAACGCATCGACCAACTTTCAGTTGATTCAACGTCCACTTGGTGGTGTTTTTAGAATACAAAGTTCAGCGCGTACCCCCGGTAATGGAGACTTCGTGATTGACCTACACACCCCTTTGGCTTTTACTGAAAAGACAGACATTGAAATTAGGGCGATTGCTTCAGCGGGGGCTTCAAATGTCTCTGCTGAGTTTGAAGGCATCTACATCAAGAACCCAGACTAATTATGCCGAGCAAATCACCTGCCCAAAAACGCTTGATGCAGGCCGCCGCTCACACTAAGGGTGGTTTTGGCGGCGTACCGCAGAAGGTTGGCAAGGAATTTGCAGCGGCCGACAAAATGAAAAAGGGGGGTCTGTATGAAAATATTCATGCAAAACGCGCTCGAATCGCTGAAGGCTCTGGCGAAAAAATGCGCCGAGCTGGTAGCAAAGGTGCGCCAACGGCTGAAGCGTTCCGAGAGTCAGCCAAGACGGTAAAGATGAAAGAGGGTGGCGTCTCGCTCGCAGTCGGGCGTGGCGAAAAGTTGCCCACAAAACAAGGCGCAGGGCTCACAGCAAAGGGTCGTGCAAAGTATAATCGCGAGACGGGTAGCGACCTGAAGGCTCCGCAGCCACAAGGCGGTTCCCGCAAGGATTCATTCTGTGCCCGCATGAGCGGTGTAGTTAAGCATGCAAGTGGCGACGCACCTCGTGCAAAGGCCTCATTAAAACGTTGGAAATGTCCGGGGTGGTAAATGTCAACTAGCGGCACAGTCTCTCAGACCACGATCTCGGTGCAGCAGCTCATCGATCACGGCGCACGTCGTGCGGGTAAGCTCGCCGAGGAGCTGACTGTTGAGCAGGTGCAGGCCGCTAAAGAGAGCCTGTACTATCTGCTCTCAAGCCTGAGCAACTACGGCGTGAACTACTGGGCGATCAACAAGGTCATCGTTGGTCTGCAGCCCGATAAGTACGAGTACTTCCTGCCTGTTGGCACGGTCGACGTGCTCAACGCCAACTACCGCACGCTCACAAACGTCAGCACTGGCGCCAACAGCACGTCAGGAACGACCCTGAACGCATTTAACGGCGAGGGTGACCTGATATGCCAACTGAGCAACAACACGGGCTCTATCGGCATTGCAAACGGCACGAGCAGCCCTGTCTACATCAGCACGATCGGTATCTTGCCTGCTGTGTCAGGTTCTGTGACCGTGAATCTGCAGTACTCAATGGACGGCACGACTTGGGTGACAGTTTACGCACCCGGCGCGGTGACGTGGGAATCAGGAACTTGGATTTATTACGACCTTGACCCCTCTGAGACAGCGCCTTTTTGGCGTATTCAGCAGGTTTCGGGCGTGAATATGGGCTTCTACCAAGTGGTATTTGGCACGATGCCGATGTCAATCAACATGTCGCGCATGAACCGTGACGACTACTCAAGCCTGCCAAACCGCTCTTTTACGGCGCTTAGACCCCTGCAGTACTGGTTTAATCGCACAATCCCGCAGCCGAACATGGAAGTCTGGCCAGTGCCTAACAACATCAGCCCTCAGCTCGAGCTGTGGCTGAACCGCTACATCCAAGACGTGGGTGACTTGAGCGGCGAGATTGAGATCCCGCAGTACTTTTACTTGGCCATTCAGTGGGGCTTGGCGCACCAGATGGCGTGCGAGCTGCCGCAGGTTGAGGCCGCTCGGATTCAGTATTGTGAGCAGCAGTACGAGAAGCACTTCATGCTCGCGCAGAACGAGAACCGCGACAAGTCGCCGATCATGATCAGCCCGAATATCAGCATGTACACTCGGTAAGGGGGTATAAAATGCCCCGCTTCCTTGATACAATTGGCAACAGTAGTTTGAGTATTTTCATATGCGATCGATGCAAGATGAAAAGACCTTATAGCGACATGCGTGCAGACGGCAACATCCCCGCTATTAAGGTTTGCTCAGAGTCGTGTAGTGACCAGTTTGACCCATATAGGTTGCCAGCAAGGCAGTCTGAAAAGATTAGCTTACGCTTTCCTCGCCCAGATACGGATGTTGCTGAGACGCACAACAACATCATCCTTGATCCTGACATACAGAACGAAGACGATGTCGGGATCGCAACTGAGCAGGCGAACACGCCGAATGACGGTAATTTAGACGTACTTTCACCGTAGAGATTTATATGGCCGATGTCAGGATTACAGCCCTTCCCGCAGCTCAGACCATCACTGGCACTGAGCTAGTGCCCGTCGTGCAGAACGGCTTGACGGTTCAGACAACCGTCTCCGCGATCACAGCGAGCCCGTCGCTCACGCAGACATTCTTGACTGTCGGCTTGCAGACAGGTCTGCCGAACAGCCGTTATTTTTCAACAGGCGTGGGTCTAGGCATCACCGACGGTGGTGCGCAAGCGCCCTACACCATTGCACTGAACGGCACCTCAGCCTCGCTTGAGTCTGCCTCAAACGGCGTGATTGTAAAGACCGCGCCCAACACGATCGCCGCACGCACGCTCGGCACGAGCGGCAACGGCATCGGCGTGACGAACGGTGACGGGATAGCGGGCAACCCCACATTTGCGCTGACAGGTCTCGCGCAAGCGCTCGCAAACGCTACGGGTACGGGCATGTTGGCGCTTGGCTCAAGCTCCACGATCTCGCCTGTCACGATCACAGGCGTCACCAATCAGACCTCTGTGATCAACGGCGACGGATCGGGCAACCCCACGATCGGTCTAGCATCTAACCCTGTGATACCGGGCACCGCCGCGGTGACTATTCCCATAGGCACCACTGCGCAGCGCAGTGTTGGCGCTAACGGCGAGGTTCGATTTAATAGCGACCTTGTTACTTACGAGGCATTTGCTGGCGGAGCTTGGCAACAATTCTCTCTCTCTGGCGGTGTCACGACGGTCAGCGCAGGCTCAACAGGCTTTGCACCAAGCACGCCCACTGCGGGCGCGATCACGCTTAGCGGCATCTTAAATAGCACAAGCGGCGGCACAGGCGCCTCAGCGCTGACGGGCTATTTGTTTGGTAACGGCGCGTCGCCTGCGACTGCGTCAACGACAATCCCCAACACCAATATTACCGGTTTGGGCACCATGTCGACCCAAAACGCTAGTGCTGTAGCAATTACGGGCGGCACAATAAATGGCACAACGGTTGGCGCCACAACCCCTGCCACCGTGGTAGCTACACAGGTAGACATCACCGCGCAAGGTGACCTGCGCCTGCAAGACACAACAGGCGGCGAATATGTAGCAATTCAAGCGCCTGCAACTTTGGCAGCAAGCTACACGTTAACCATGCCTGCGGATGACGGTACGGCGGGTCAAGCGTTGGTGACTGACGGTTCAGGCGTGTTGTCATGGTCTACCGCTGCATCCGGCGATGTGTACGGTCCCGCCTCGGCTACAGATAACGCCATTGCACGTTTTGACTTAACGACTGGCAAGATTATTCAGAACTCGGTTGTGACCATTGCGGACACCACGGGCGACATGGCTGGCGTGGGTACGTTTAGTTCTGGGGCAATTACATCTTCTGCGTTGACCTCTGGTCGCGTGCCTTACGCAGGTACGGCGGGGTTGATTCAGGACGCTGCTGGATTGACCTTTGACGGTTCAACGCTATCAAACACTGGTCGCATCACAACAGGAACTGGTGTTGGTGCGGGTAGCAGCGCAACTCAAATAACAATTGGCGGAACTTTAGTTAGCGCATCAAATGTGACTAGAGCCGTGTCTAATATTGGTACTGCCCCAAGCACATCAACGACTGAGTTTTCTTCATATTTATCCGCCCCATCAACTACAGCAGCAGCTTATACAATTACAACACTAAACCATTTTATTGCTTCCTTTGCTACATTAGGTGCTACGTCTGCGATAACAAACCAATTTGGTCATGTTGCAGCTTCCACACTTACAAACGCAACTAATAATTACGGTTTTTACGGCAACATAGCAAGCGGTACGGGTCGTTTTAATTTCTACGCAAACGGTACGGCGGCAAACGTCTTTGCAGGCACAACTTCACTTGGCGGCATAGTAGGTGCAGAATCCCTGCGTGTCACGCCCGTAGCTAGTTCGGTGAATTATTACAATATGCAAGGCAACACTACAGGCAACACACCGCAATTAAGCGTACAGGGTAGTGATACAAACATTCAGTTTGCGGTTTCGTCTAAAGGATCTGGACAAGTAAGATTTTTCACTAACGCTTTTGGTCAAGAACAGTTTGCTATTACTCACACAGCCTCCGCTGTTAACTACCTACAAGTAACTGGAGGTGCTACGGGTGGTAGCCCGACAATCTCGTCACAAGGATCAGACACCAACATTAGTTTGACTTTGACAGCAAAAGGCACAGGTAAAGTAATTTCGACTACCGATGCCACAATTAACGGGGCAACGGTAGGCAAAGGTGGTGGATCGCAAAGTAATAATACAGCAGTCGGGTCAGGGGCTTTGGCTCTAAACACGACTGGGAATCAAAATACAGGCGTAGGTTTTAATGCTTTATATTTTACCAATACTGGAATTTTTAATACTGCCGTAGGCACAAGCGCACTGACTTGCAACACGGTTGCATCATCTCAAACAGCGGTTGGTTATCAGGCACTTATCAACGCAACGACTGCCGTGGCAACCTTTGGCGCAATCACCGCAGGCAGTGGGTACACGAATGGAACGTACACAGCCGTTGCAATGACTCCCGTTAGTGGCGCAACATTTATAACGTATCCAACCGTCACGGTAGTAGTTGCGGGTGGTGTAGTCACTACGGTTACATTAGTGACTGGGGGTATTATTGCGTCATCAACAGCGGCTACCGTTTTAACCGTTGCAGCGGCACTCCTTGGCGGCACAGGCTCAGGTTTTAGTATTTCGGTTGCTACGTTTGTAACGGGTGCTAGCAACACAGCAGTTGGCTATCAAACACTTACTGCAAACACAGCAGGAAGCAATAATACTGCGTTAGGGTTTCAGGCAGGAAACACGCTAGTTTCAGGTGGTAATAATTTAATCCTTGGTAACGGTGCAGCGGTATCTACTACAACCGTCAGCAACGAAATCACGTTAGGCAATAGTTCAATCACAGCGTTCAGGATTCCCGGACTTACAATCACGGCAGGCGCAAAGTACATGAACTTTGGTTCGTCTACTGTGGCGTTATTAGCAGCAGCGGCAACAGCGGGACTTGGTGCAAGGGCATTTGTTACCGACGCACTCGCACCGTCATTTGGCGTAGCGGTGACAGGTGGCGGCGCAGTTGCTGTTCCTGTTTATTCAAACGGCACAACGTGGTTAGTTGGGTAAAAATGGGTTGGCAAAGCACTACCGACTTGACAATTGATGATATTTTTGAGGGTACCTTTTGATGGCACAGAGCGGATTTACCCCAATTAAACTTTACCTCTCAACGACTGCTGCAGCCGTGCCTCTTGCGGCAGACTTGGCACCCGGTGAGTTGGCGATCAACAACAACGACGGCAAGCTCTTCTACGAAGACAGCTCGGGCGTCGTGCAGGTCATCGCCACAAAGGCAGGCGCAAGCGGCGACGTGGTTGGCCCTGCAAGCGCAACGGATAATGCCGTCGCACGTTTTGATGCTACCACTGGCAAGATTATTCAGAACTCGGTTGTGACCATTGCAGACACCACAGGCGATATGGCAGGCGTTGGTACGCTAAACATTACTGGGGTAGCGACTGTCGCCGCAGGTTCTGCCGCGGCTCCCGCCATTGTGTCAACCACGGGTACAGCCGACACGGGCATATTTTTTCCTGCTGCTGATACGCTTGCTGTTAGTACGGCTGGCGCGGAACGCATGCGGATTGATAGTACAGGGCAGATTATTCAAGGGACATCAACGGGCGCAGTAAACGGCTCTTTGCAACTACGAAAGAATATCACAGGTGGTACAACATCTTACAGCGCAGGCATTTCTGCAACCGTCCAATCCGATGTGACAGGTCAAGCATCTGGGTTTAGCTCGTTCATTAACACTGTCGCGTCAAGCTTTACACTTGGTATTTTAAAGCACTACAACGCCCAACAAGGGACAATTGGGGCTGCGTCTGCCGTTACAAACCAGTATGGATTTTTTGCAGACTCGGCACTAACAGGTGCAACAAATAATTACGGATTTTACGGCAACATTGCCTCGGGTACAGGTCGTTTTAATTTTTACGCTGCGGGTACTGCTGATAATTACTTTGCGGGTGCGCTAGGGTTGGGTTCAGTTGCCACAACAGGCTCTCTTCCCGTGAACATTGGCTATAGCTTGACGGGGGCTACAAGTGTAATTAACGTCAGAGCAATTCCAACAATACTTTCAGATGTAACTACATCAGCAGTACTTTTTAGAACACAGCCCTTTACGCAAGCAGCAGCGTTTACTTTAGGTAACTTGACTCACTACGACGCGACTCAAGGTACGATTGGTGCTACCTCTGCAATAGCAAATCAATACGGTTTTTCGGTTAGCTCAACGCTTAGTGGGGCAACAAATAACTTTGGTTTCTATTCCAACATTGCATCAGGCACAGGTCGTTTTAATTTTTACGCAAACGGTACTGCAGCCAACGTCTTTGTAGGCACAACCTCAATTGGTGGAGTGGTAGGCGCAGAGTCCCTGCGTGTCACGCCCACTGCTAGCGCAGTAAATTACCTGCAAGTGGCGGGTAGTGCTACGGGTTTTACACCGGTCCTTTCTGCTCAAGGCTCTGATAGCAATATTTCTATAGAAGTAAACTTAAAAGGTACTGGGCGTTTATATGTTTCATCAGACCTTGAGATCAACAGTGGTGTTCGTGTTGGCAGAGGCGCTGGTAATG